GAGGCGCCCCTGCTAAGGGCGTAGGGTGGGAAACCGCCGCGAGAGTTCAAATCTCTCTTACTCCGCCAATGTAAAAACCGCGATACAACCTGCAAAGGTTGGTGTATCGCGGTTTTTCATTTATCAGATAGTGCTAGATACTGTTAAATACTGTCTGATAATGTTTCGTAAATGGTTCGTAATCGGCCAAAAGTTCGTAAAAAGTTCGTAGTGATCCGCCCCAAAAATCACCGTAAAAAAGCGGCTGGCTGCCCACATTGAGCAGCCTGCCGCTTGTTTACTTCCTACCGTTCGGCACCTTCACCGGCTCTGCACTGATCTGCGCAATTAAATCCGCACGCTTCGCGCCGTCCTGCACAGTCAGCCCCATGTCGATTGCCAACTGCTCCAAATCTTCCATTTTCAATTCATCCAGTTGTGTTGCCTCCAGATGCCCAATAGGGGATCCGTCCGCATTTTTACCGGTTTCCACGGTAATACCGCCCGCGCTCTTGTCCGCTGCGCTTTTCCCAGCGGCAAGCAGCTTCAGCAGCCACTCCGGCACGTTCGCGCCCATTTCGGCGGCGTTTTCGGCAATGCTGCCCAACTCGGTAAAGATGTACCACACCAGCACCACCGGCAAAATCAGGCTCGAGTACGTCAGCCCCAGCCCCGGCAGGTTTGCCACGGCAATGCTCAATACTGCGTCCGTCAGCGCGGCCACTACGACCACCACCAGCATCCCCGCTTTGTGCCAAATTCCCGCGCGGGCTACGGCACTCGACCACTCGCCGCGGCTTGCCGCCGCTGCACTGCCGCTGAGCCAATCCAGCACCATGCAGACGGCCCAGGCCACCACCAGCCACCCCAGCCAGCCAAACGCCGCCGTGAACGCCCCACAGACCGCCGCAATGGCCGCTTTCGCCGCCAAAAAGGTATTGTTGCTGTTTTCCATATCTTTGCCCTCCATCAGCCCACATACCGGGCCAAATATTTGTTGTCTTTCGTCCAGCCCTCGGCCTCGGCCAGCTGGTAGAAGCTCACCGCGTCGCCGTTGCTGACAGCGCCGACGCATTTCACCTTGCCCGCATCGGCCCCAGGCAGCGTCGCATACCTGCCCACACTGGCAAGCGCCAGCCTGTCCGCCAGCGCGTCGCACTTGGCAGCTGCCGCGCTGTCCAGCGGTCCGATCATCAGGCACTGCATCGTTTTCCCGGTCGGCGTCTCGCTAATTTGCTCGGTCTGGCCGTCGCCCGCCGTGCCGTAAACGCCCACTGCGTTTGAAATACCCGCGTAGGCGGTAGGGTCAACGCCTGTGCCGGTCGCCGTGGCCCGCACTTCAAAGTGGCAGTGTTCGTAGCCGCCCGCCGCATTGCCGGTGTTGCCCATAATGCCCAGCGCGTCGCCGCTGCTGATCTTCTGGCCCACAGATACCAGCAGCTTGGCGCAGTGGCAGAAATACAGGAAGTTGACGGTATCCGGCGTCTGGCCGGCGTCCAGCTGCACGCAGACGTACCAGCCCCACTCCCACGTTTTATCGGCGCGGTTAGTCACGATGCGTGCCCGCGTGACCGTGCCGGTGATTTTCTTGCCGTCGTAGTACGGCATTCGGATTTTATCGCTGTCCAGGCCGACGATATCAATGCCGCCGTGCCAGGTCTTGCCATAGTTCCGCGTCCAGCCGAAGCGGCCATAGTTGTACAGCACTTCCGCGCGGCCCTCAAAGATTCCGGTTTGTTTCACTTTTTCGTCCTTCCATTTTTAATAAGTTGTGTAATTAGCGATGATGAACCATATTCCGGCAGGTAAGTTAGTTGGTGCGCGAATGCTTCCGCCGTATCGCTCACACGCACGTCGCCTGGCAGGTCAGCCCCACCGGGCAGCTGGTAATAGGGGTTGCGGGTTGCACTCATAGCGCCGCCCACTTCGGGGTCAGCCGGTGCGCTTCCACATATAACATGCCGTGTACTTGTTCACGATGGGCATTGGCTGGTTGCCGCCAGTGCTTGAAGTTTCCGTACTCGGAAGGTCTGACTTCCAAGTTGCCACATTTCCGGCTTCATCATAAGGAACAAATCTTATATTTTTGGTTCCTCTCCTTAGCAAATACA